CAGGTAGGGTCTTGACTCCGCCCGGCGCTTGGGTATACGTTCTCTGCTCCTGAACGGAACGGGCTCGGCCGACGCCGATCCTTCCTGCACGTCGGCTGGTGCCCTGGAAGGAGGCCGCCATGCGTCGCTTGCTCCCCTTCGCGGTCCTGGCCCTGGCGCTCTCATGCGGTGGCGGTGGATCGCCGACCGTCCCGCCGACCCCGGCTCCAACCCCAGCCCCGACCCCAACTCCCGCGCCCACTCCCACGCCGGCGCCGACTCCAACCCCTACGCCGGCTCCGGAACCACAGCCGACACCGACGGGCGCGATGTGCGGGAACCAGAACGTTCCCAACAGCGTCTCGTGCGGAAAGCCGACGGCGCGCTGCAACGACGGGACCTGGAGCTGCTCACAGAATCGCTCCGGCACGTGCTCGTCGCACGGGGGCGTGAGGTGTTGGGTTTGCCCTGGTCCGCTGTGCTGAGACAACTCGTATTGCTTGGAGGTGCCGTGATGTTCAAGCTGTTCAGACGACCGCTCTTGCTCTTGGGCGTCTTGCTGTTCGCGGGGGCTCAAATGGCGACGCCCCCGATTGGTCACGCCGCCAGCTGTACCCCGTGGGGGAAGGGGAAGTGCACGGCGTGCAAGAGCTGCAAGTCCTGCGGACACTGTGCGAAGGGTGGAGGGACCTGCAGCGTCTGCCGCTGAAAATCTCAGCGCCGCTCCGTTCGGCTCGTGGCCACGGCCTTCGCCCTCCCATCCACCACGTGAGCCCACTCGGCGCGCAGCAGCCCCACAGCCTCCACGAGCTTCGCTGGCTGGTTGAGTAACCCTCCGGGAAGCGGCCACTCCGGAGGGCCGACCGGCTGCCCCGACATCTCGCCGAACGTCGTTGAGCTGAGCCACCATTCCACCGTCGCCAGCGCGTCCCCGTCGTCCTCGTCCAACACCCGCGAAGCACAGACCGTCGTCTGGATCCGCGGCGCCTCGCCTACCCCACGACCCCCGCCAGAGAAAGCCGCTCGGGTTCTTTCTGGGTCTCCATCGCAGTTGAGGGCTCTGTCGAGCTTCCGTTTCCGGTGGATCCGGCATCCGAGCCGGGCGAGCTTGGCGTCTGCCCCGCGCCCACAGACGACGTGGAGGGCGAGGACGAGCCTTTTCCCTCCGAACCCTTGAGCGTGGCGCGCTGCGCCAGATCCCCCACGACGAACAGCATCAGGTTTGTGTCGGCGATCTTGTAGAGATCGGCGCCGGACTCGAGCGGTTCTCCGTCGAGGGTCACCCCCTCGATGGGGCCGCCCTTGGGACCGCGTACGTACTCGGCGAAGATCTTCCGGGCCAGATCGTCGGGGACCGACTCCCCCATCTTCAGCATGGCGTCGGCCTTCTTCTGAGCCACTTCCGCCGCGTCACCCTCGACCAACGACTCGATGGCCAAGGCCCATATCCGCACGGAGAGCCGAACAATCGGCTTGGCCTCCACCTGTGTGAGGCGCTTCAGCTCGAACGAGATGACCGTGCCATCGCCAAGCGAGTACGTCACGGGGTCCCACGACTTCAGATCCAGGATCTTTCCCATCAGTTCACCCTTTCCTTCCTCGGCTCGAAGATACGGGGGCCCTCGGCGGGATCAAGAAAACGCCGATTCTCATTTCGCCGCTTTCTGGCACGGTCCTTGCCCTGCCGGGATCGGGAAGCGCACGAGCAGCGCCTGTCGCGCCGGGGCCGGGACTCGGAACGCGGCGCGGACCAGGGGGATCTTCGTCCAGGGGATCGCCCCCTCCCGCGCCCTGACGGCGACTGCGGCCAGCAGCGCCCGTGCTTCGCGGCGTCTGATGCCCATGGCGGCCAGCTCCCGCTCGGCTTCGGAGCGCCACCCGCGGCGCCGGCCCCCGGCTCGCGCGCCCGCTGGAGCCGCGATGTCCCGGACGTACCCGCGCAGCAGCGCCCTCGCGACGTGCACGTGACCCGCCAGCTCAGCCGGGATCGGATCCTCGAGCGAGAGCGCGTCAGTCGCCGCTTCCTCGAGCCGGGCCAGGACGCGCAGGCGCCTCTCCTGGGCACGCCGCTGCTCGGCCACGACTCCTGGGATGGCAGCGCGCTGCGCCGCCCAGTACGCGCCACGCAGCGCAGCGTCGAGGACATCGCCAGAAACGTGCGTGTAAACGCGAATGGCGGCCAAGGCTCGGGAGACCTGCGGGTAGCTCCCGAGCCAGGCCAGCGCGCTAGATGAACGCGAGCGAGAACTCATCGTCCAAGCTCGCCGTCGCGTAGCACCTTCCGGAGAGCGACAGAGACGCCTCGTCCGCGGCCGAGTCCACCTCGACGTCCGGGACGAACTTCGGCGTCCGCCACACGACCGTCTTCCCGGTGATGATCCCGAGCTGCACCAGGACGTCGTACGCCGTGAGCCCCGACGCGTTGTCGAAGTAGCCTTCGATCGCGCCCGTCAGCAGCAGCATGGTGAGGTCCTGCGTGACCATGTACCGGCCGCTGTTCCCCGTCCGCTTCACGCCGGTGGGGATGAGCGTGCAGAACTCGCTCTCGCGCAGCTCCACGCCGTTGTCGCTCTTGAGGCTCGCGCTGACCAGGCAGAGCAGAGTCGCCCCGATCCAGACCTTGGCCTCGGTGGGCTCGTGCCGCTCGCCCGCGGTGGTCGGAGTGGGAATCGACGTCGAGTGCGTCGCGATCGCCGCGCCCTCTCCCGACACGGTGATCCGAGTTTCCGGGTTCTCCTGGCCTCCGTCGATCGACAGCTCGAGGTTGCGGGGAATGCAGCCGCCGGCCTTGTGCCGGAAGTTGTCGCCGTTGAGGTACTCCCACAGGTGCAGCGTCTTGAGCTGGGCCTCGCTGAGGTGGTACGTGGTCCCCACCTTCACGGTCTGCGCGGCAGCCGGCGCCCCACTCAGCGCCTGGTGCACGGTGACGGCGTCGGTGGCGATGTTCGTGATCTGGCGAGCTTCGAAGCCGAAGGAGCCGCCGACGTCGACCAGGATGATGTCCCCGACCACCACGCCCGAGGCCGCGACGCCGCCGGGCGTGAAGTTCAGGACCGTGGCGGTGGAGCCGGCAGCCAGCGTGGTGTGGGCCGTGGCCTTGTGCTTCGAGCCAGCGTGCGCCTCGAGGATCGGGTCCATGTCGGGCTCGGTCGGGGTCGAGGAGTTTCCGCTGGGAATGACCGACCCCTCGATCTGCCACGAGGACTTCTCCCGCCCGCCCTGCGTCGAGACGACGGAGGCCTGGTTGTTGTCCTTGTCCTTGTCGCGGTCCATCCGGGCCTTGATCCGCTTGAAGGGGAAGGCGGTCTGGCACTTGAAGGCGTCGGCGCCGACGAGAGCGCCGGGGGACGTGTTGAAGGCGGACTCGAGCTGGACGTAGTGCGAATAATCGCGATCGAGGAAGGGTCCACTCACTTTTGTTCCCTCCGAAATGGACCCGCCATGACACGGGCCTGATTAGACTGTTCGGTGAAATGCCGATGCCCCCTGGGCCAGCGCCTGTTGCCGGTACGCGCTTCGGATGGCTGGTCGTCGTCACGCCGGCCATCCGAGGGTCGAATGGTCGGATCCATAGCCTTTGCCGTTGCGACTGCGGGAGAGAGGTCTCCGTCCGCACGAGCAAGCTGAGAATCGGGCATACGCGCTCGTGTGGGTGCCTTCAGCGGGACGCGTCCGTGAGGTTCGGCCATTGGAAACGTACCGGTATCAGGCTCCCCTCTCCAGCTCCAGAGGTCGAGCGAACGCTGGTCGAAACCCACGGGGAAAGCCGCGGCGGCGAGATCAGCCCCGAGTACATGGTGTGGGTGTCCATGCGCTCCCGATGCCGAGTCCCCACCACCACAGCATGGAAGAACTACGGCGGTCGGGGCATCCGCGTCTGTGAGCGCTGGGGGAGCTTCGAGAACTTCCTCGCCGACATGGGCCGGCGACCCTCTCTGGACCACAGCATCGACCGGATCGACAACGACGGGGACTACGAGCCGGGCAACTGCCGCTGGGCAACGAAGCGCGAACAGAACCTGAATCGACGACTGCCCGAGGAGGACACCAAGCGCCGGATCTCGGCCGGTGCCACTCGGCGCTGGCAGCGCCATCGCGAGCAGGCTCGCAGCAAGTAGCGCAGCGGTCACCGCTACTCCTTCTCCTTGGCGAGCCCCTTCGAGGCCCGCTTCATTTCGTCCACCGGCAGCTTCGGCTCCGGTTCGGCCTTCCGGGGTGGAGGCGGGAACCCGGTGCCGTCCTCGGGCGCCTCGACGCGGAAGAGCGGGTCCTTCGCCAGTTCCGCAGCCACCTCGGCCGGGACGAGCGCGGGCTCGTCGTTGGACGCCATCCCGTGGTTCCCGATCCGGACGACCGCTCCGGGAGTGGTCGTGAACACCTTCTGCATCGGTCCCTCCAGCTTCCCCGCCATCGCCGGCATGTCGTCGCTCATCGCCTGGCCCTCGTCGTAGTTACCGCAGCACACGATCGGGCCTCACGAGAGCTGCGCCCTGACCGGGAAGTTGAAGCGCACGTGGTGCGCCAGAACGTCCACGTACATGACGTGATTGGCCTCCACCCACTGCGGAGGCCCCGAGCCCACGTCTCCGGTGAGATGTCGCGCCGCACGCAAGGCGTCGAACACGGGTTCCGCTACTGAGTCCAGGAACGCCTTCTCGCTGGCGTCCGCGTCCTTCAGCGCGTAGTACCCGTGCACCTCGAGGCCGTACGTCCCCTGATCGCAGTTCCCGGGGAACCGCTGAACCACCAGCGTGTCGGTCTGAGCCGCCGTCACGCACCAGAAGTGCATGCGCTCGCTGGCCACCAGCAGGGCCTTGATCCCCGCCTCGTCCTTCACGTGGCGGATGTAGTCGTAGACCGGCACCCCGGAGAGCGCGCTCGCGCCGTCGAGCACCGCCTTGACCGCCGCGCGCCACGAAGCGAGGCTCATCCATTCCCCGCGATCCTGTTCTTGGCCCGGCTGAATGCGTCAGCGAAGCGCTGCTCGACGCGTCCGCGCACCTGGGCCAGGGCCAGCTTGGCCATCTCGACGGCCCTCGTCCCACGGCGAGCGATCGCTCTGGCCACCAGGAAACCGATGGCCTTGGCTTCCTTCTCGTCCAGGGAGAACTTCCGGCGAGCCCAGAGGACCAGCGGGCCAACCGGCGGGAAGTGCGGTCTGGCGCCAGTCTCCACCGGCAGCGCGTAGCCGAGCGGGTTGAAGACGCGCCCGAGGACGGCTCCGCTGGCGGGGTCGCCCGTCAGGGTGACCTTCGTCTGCCAGGCCTTGCGGAGCATCCCCATGTTGATGGGCGTCAGGGGCAGCACGGCGCCCTCCAGCATGAGAACGCCGGCCTCCGCGGCCCTCACCATCTCCTCGCCGATGATCTTGGCTCCCGTGCCCTGGTAGAGCGGAGAGTTGGGCACGTTGAACTCGACGGAGAGGTTCACGCCCGCCTCATCTCGAGGTAGCCCGGGCCCTGGACCGGCTTGGGCAGCTTGGTCTCGTACGTCTTCCGGTAGCTGGCAGCCAGGGATCGGTACATGTCGGCCTTCTGGCGGTGATCGACGGTGTCCGCGCTGATCGAGCCGCTCGTCTCCTGGGAGTAGCGGCCAGCGAGCGAGAGGCAGCAGTAGTGCGCGGCCAGGTCCTTGAGGGCCTCGTCGTCGGCGAGCCAGATGGTGCTTTCGTTGTCGTCGAG